GTTCAATTTAAATATACCAATTCACAATTAATAATCCATTGGTCCGCAACCCTGGAAAGTCGTTTAGATTGTATCGAGGTGTTCCTTAATCTAGCCGTAATATTCGCTGAATCCACATATCGCGTAATCGTAAAAGTGTCATAACCATAATCCCTAACCCAGTCCAAAAAATCATTATATTCATCAGTCGTTAAAAGTAGTGTCAGAGATACATTAATATATTGGTTTGAAAACAGTTTTGCTATTTTTAAATAACCCTCGAATTGGGTCTGGATCGTGTTATCAACTGTTGATTCATCCCATTCTAAGATTGCCGAATAAGTAGGGAACGTGGTCATGATATTAGCCCTAGGTTTTTATTTTCGTTATAAAGATTCACAAACACTTGGTTATCGATTATCTTTGTTTCGGTGCGTTGCTTTAATGGTTCCGAGGTTTTATTGATCACATTAATGATAGGTGGTTTAGCAGTTGAAGCGTTGACCATCGATGTTGCTTGGCCGTGAGGAACGATTCGCCCAGCGGTTGGCGCAACAAATAATTCTGGACCTCGTTCCCCAACTGGAAAAACTGAACCCGCCCCCACCAGGCCACCTGAAGCTCTTCCCCCGCCAAAACCACCGAAAAGGCTAGGAAAAGCAGTGGTCAGAGATTTTTGAATCGAAATTCTCAATAATGATTGCAAAATGGATTGTGCCAAATCTTTAAAATTCGCTTTGCCCGTTGTGACAAAAGTTGCTAGTTCATCGGTTGCTCTTTCGAAGGTACCGGTTAAAGCGTTATTAATTTGACCATTAAAATCTTCCCAACGTGCCCCTAATTCTTTCAATGGGGTTTTCATTTCTTCCGTTTTTTTATTAACGATTTGAATCGCCTTTGCATATTCCGAATTAGCTTTAATTTGGCCCCGAATCGCATCTTCAGCGGTTAAGCCTTGTTGTCTTAATGATTCAATTAAGGCGAGTTGGTCATTTTTTACTTCTTCTGGGGTTCTTAATGCCTCATGATATTTTTCTACCTCTTCTTTAACTCTCTTATAGGCTTCAACTTGCGCATCAGCATCTTTACCTGGTTGCGTGGTGCCAGAAGAAGTTAATGACTGTTGTTTACCTTTTGTAAATTCAACTGGGGCTAAATCACCTTCTTTTTTTAAATCTTTACGGTAGTTCTTTATTAAATCACCACGTTGCTTGTAGAGTTGTTGTAATTTACTTTTTTCAACGGCAATTTGATTATCATATAATTGTTGAATGGCTTTGGTTCTGTCTCCACCTCGTTTTCTTTGAATTTCAATTATCTTCGATTCACGTGCTTTTATCTCCGTTTCAATCTCAGCAGCACGTTCATTAAACACCTCAGATGTACTGGTGGTTGCTAAATCCTTAAGCGCATCGGTAAAGCTTCGAACATAGGTGGCACTTTTAGCGATTAAATTGGCTAATCCAGTTAGTACCGGTGCCAGAGATAAAATAGCACTTTGCAGTTGAACCCCAATGACTTTGGATGCAACGGTAAACTGATCATTTATATCTGCTGCTTGGCGTAATAGTTTATCGTCTATGACTAGCCCCAGTTTATCGGCCTCAGCGGCCAATGTTTTAAAATCCTTCGCAACTGCTAAAATTTTAGCACCGCCCGTGACCCCGAAAAGACTTGCAGCCTCAGCGGTGGCAACGGTTTGGTCTTTGACATTATTTAATGAATCGAAAACTTCGGTTAAGACTTGGTCAGATTGCCTGAACTTTCCGTTCTGGTCTTTAATGGCAATACCCAATTGTTTGAATGTTTCAGCGTATGCTTTGTTACCCAGTTGTGCTTGACCTAAACGTTTTGTAAATCGACCTAAGCCTTCCTCCACTACTGACATTTCTATACCTGAACGTTCTGCTGCATACGAGAGTTGTTGAAAAGTTTTCGTCGTGATCCCGATACGATCCGCAGATTTTCCAATGTTATCGAGGCCATCAACTATTGATTTTATCGAAGATAAAGCGGCACCCCCCAATAATCCTGTAATACCCACTCTACCAAAGGTTGCTAACGCGGAACCGGCACGACCTAACGAACCACTAACTCTATTCCCGAACCTTTCGAACTCTTGGGTAGCACTGGAAAGGTCTCTACGTAACCCTGAGGTGTTCGCCTCAATTAAAACGCCTAAACGGCCTATGGTGCGTGATATTGCCATTATCTAGTCTAGCCCTTCTATTGTAAGTTTAAATTTTTCTGCCATGCGTTTGAAACGCGCTATAACCTCGGGATGTTCTAAACGTTTTTTAGCGTCCATCATTGTATTTATCTTTTCTTTACGTTCGGTTGGGATAGCAGCGAGAAAGCATGACCAGTATTCACCAAAAGATGAACGCCAGAATTCAGAAGGGGGCCAGTGGAAATGGTAACAGGCGTTACCGAGGAATTGATGCCAGTTTATGATTTTTTTTTATTAGGGTCTGGTTCAGATATTTCTGAATCTGAATATTTTTGAATTTCTTCGAGTGCCGACCCGCCAGAAATAGCTATATGCATGAACTGCTCCAACTGCAGAGTAACAGGCAAAAGACCCACAGAGCGAATAAGTTCTTGTAGTTCTTCATCGTCCATTTTGACATTGGCACCTTTTAACCCTTCCGAGAGAATTATAAAAACATCGTTAAACCTTAGTTTTCCAGCAGCTAATGCTTCTGTCAGTTCGATGAATGATTTATTGCAACGGTCCTCGATATTGACAAGGCAATTAAATGTTGCGCGCAATAGCAACTTCTTATCGCCGAAGTCAATATCGAATTCGTTTTTAAACGTGTTAGCCATTAGCTACGATTAAGGGCTTCCAACGTTTGTCACTGTTATTTCGCCAGCACTCTCTAGTGTTGCGGACCACAAAATTGCACCATTAGCGTCACCGGTTTTTTCATAGGACGTTACTAGGAAAGGACCATTATGATGATTGCCGTCGGAATCATATAAATCATAAGTAGCACAACTATTATCTAGTGCATGCATTTGCAATGATTCTTCCTGAGGCGTACCACGGAACACACCGCTAACAGAAATTGAAGCGCTGCGGATCCCTGCCCCTGGGGCTAATACACGCCATCCGTTGGAACTACCATCCGTTACATCGACACTTTCCCCATTTATACTTATAGATTTGCTAGTCGTTAGCAATGCGCCTCCCGGTGACCCGTCTTCTTTGAGGATAAAATCTACGCCTGCTAATATGTTTAATGGACATGCCATTTTTTTCTCCTTAATTACTCAAAATTTCTAATTCTATTTGAACCACCACTGATTCTTTATCACTTTCGGTATTTATCAATATTTTCTCTGTCCAACTATTGACCCCAATAATCCCATCGATTTTAAAACAATTCGCATTAAGCAGTCCCCCATAATCGAATAACACGGATTTGATTTGTTCGATTAACTGATCCGCTTTATCGATGACATCATCGGTAACATTGATCACTGCTTCAATTAATGTGGAATAAGTGCCAATGTATCCAATGCTTCGAATATCCTCATTGATGTATTCTCTTTCAAAAACATTCACATCTATAAGAATTGTGTCAGCGTCAGCAGACAAAAGACTATTGAGTAAATGGGGTAAATATCGACCTGAGTATACATTATTTCCGGCATCAGTATTACCTCTCAATGCAAGCGTAATAGTGTCTCTTAAGGTTTTCGGTGTCATTGTTTGATAATCAAATATACTGACGACACGCCCGTACCATCTGGTTCTATCGTTTTAACTTTATAGACTTTATCCCTAACCACAACAATGTCATTTTGTTTAACATTGTAAATGTCAGAATCCCGAACCGTTAGCATTGCGGTGCGACGATACACAGGAACCGAACCTGTTTCATCGATGATGTTTTCATTGTCGAAAATAGCAACCACTTCGTTTCCGTTAATGGTTACTACTTCGGCAAATTCTTCATCATCAAAAAAATCGTTTAGAATCGATTCCTGTGTTTCAATCATCGCCTTACGCTAATGTTCCAACCGAAAAGCTAGCTGCGTGTCTGACCCCAACATCAACGGACTGAAATGAAACAATTCGAACCGTTCCGGAATTTGAACTGGAATAAGGGTCAATGAGGACGTCAAGCCCGCCAAAGAAGCCAAGCAAAAGCTCACGCCAGTTACCGAAAATAACGGTATTGGCTGGAACTTGAGTGGAAACATACACGTTGTATCCATCAATTTGTTGCCCTTCTTCAACGAAAATACCGCTACCCGCATCCTTCTTTGCCGTTCTAAAAATAGCGGATGTTGCTGGTGACTCAATGTACGCCAGGCTGCCAAGGTCTGCATTTTGCGTTGCGATATCGGACCAAAGTAGAACCAGGTCTTCATACGGGCTGTATGGGAGCGGGCTTCCGCTGGAATTAATGGTTCTAGCCCCAACACTTGTTGTATTGGTTATGCCGGTAGGCGTGTTACTAGTTCCGTCACCAGAGATAGCTTTGGAATCAATAGCACGTGCCAATACGGCGGCCTGATCTTGACGAACAAACGATTCCACATCAATTGAACTCTGCAAAATGAGCTTTCTCGAATATTCGGTCAATGCCCCCACAGTTTTTGGGGTTAGCTGCAATTGAGAAATAGTTTGAGTACTCTCAGTCACGGCTCCTGACTCTGCCACCCAATATCCAACACTAGCTGTATCGTGTCGTGGGAATGATAGGTCACCTGATAGTCCTGTTAGCACCGTGGCACCGGCCCGCTGTACGACCAATTGACTGCGCAAAATTTCAATCATACTTTGCGTATAAGTTGGAACAGTGAAATTTCCGTATTGTGTGTCCACAGGGGAATCACTGGCGTTGCCTACAATTAAGTCGCGACGCTTGGGTTGTCTATTATACATCACAGCGTCGTAAGGCACGACAAAGGTACCTCGCTGACCATGGGGCTGCAGCGGAACCGCAGCTTCAGAAGCTTCAATCTCTAGACCTGCTTCTTCCCTAAATTTCTTATTTTCTGGAAAAGCATGAGCACGTATAATTTTTACCATTGAATAGCTGTCAAGCTCTTTCTTAGACATCCCGATTTCAGCGCTTTTTTGCTGAATCGCTGGAACCGTATCTTGAACTGTTCGTGCTGATTCTTGTTTTTCGGACCGTTGCTTGGCCAGGTTATCCAGTGCGAAAGATTTAAAATCTTCGACCGTTTTAGAACGCCCGATGAAGTCTTGTGCATCGTTCATCATATCGAATTTTGAACCCAGAGAAAGAATATCTCGGACCCGATCTGTTTCGGCTTTAGTAGCTTGTGCCCTAATTTCCTCCACATTTACATCTTGTTTGTTTTCTGTTTTCTCAGCCATTTTTTTGCCTTTATTGTTGTTTAATTGTTGGTCATTTCGTCCTACGCCTACGGTTGAATCTGCCCCAAGAGTAACAATTGATATCTCCCGAGGTTGCCAATCTATGGCCCGGACAATCTTATAACCGTCTAATACTTCGCCTGTTTCAATGCTTTTATTTACCATGTATCCAACCGATACATTTTGGCGAACACCATCAACAACATCTTGTTCAATCTCTCTGCCTTTCGGAGATCTGGAAAACTTCACCGAAGCTCTACCTACTGATTCCTTCACTGCAACATTTTGAACAACACCAACTTGTGAATTAGCGTCCCGACTGTGGTCTAGCAAAAGCGGGGCTCTACCACTACCCAGAATATCTAAATTTATTTCATCTTGTTTATGTCCTAGAACTTCATAGACATAATCATTCCGTTCAAAGTCATACATCATTACCGGATTCTCTGAACTAAACGCTAATGAGATTTCTCTTTTCTGGTCCGGTTCTCCAGATTCCCTAATTTCTAGGGATGCGTTACGATATTTAATTTTTGATTCTTCCATAATGCTATTTATACTATTTATGCATTTTGTGCATTAGGGTCTGAATTATTATCGGGTACATCATTTCCTAACCCTAATGTTTCCATGAACTGCTTTTCTTCTGCAATCTCACGCATCACGTCTTCGAAGTCTCTGCCTGTCGAATCAGTTATTACTTCGTGCATTGATTTGATTTTGCGATCGAGGGATTGCGATACTGCCACCACTTCCTTGGCAGGATCGATAAAATTCCAGGTTCGGCCCCTCCAAATCGGCTTGTTGAATTTTGAAAACCCATCTGAAGGCAAAGCAATGGCTTGTGTGTACAATGCGATCCGAAGCCATTCGGAAAATACTTTGTTTAGCAATTGTTCTTCGAACCATAACTGATAATATTTCCATGTTTCTCGTTCGTCTAAGGCCCCCCACCGTAAAGAACTGTATGACGTGCTTTCCAAGTCCCCCGATAGTGTGTGATAATTTACTCCAAGACCCGAGGCCACACCTCGTAAGATAGTTTTAACGAATGCCTGAAATTGGCCGTTGGGATTTTGGGGGTCATAAGTGGTTAGGTTGTAGCCTTCCGGCAAAACCTCAAAATGTCCTGGTTCGCTTTCGCTAATAAAAGCATGTTCGTCTGTCAGGTCTTCCTCATCGCCAACATGGGGGTCTTCACCTTTGGGTCGCGTGTAAAAACCCATTTTTCCACTGGCGGCCCGTGATGCTATGAGTTCGGATTTTCGATATTCAGAAATATGCTGTAATGCGATCAATACTGGTGTGGTCCATGGGAACCCCCTCAATTGTGCCGGACGTTCCTTGTCGAAAAGGTGTATCATATCGCTTGAACTGACTCTTGCTAAATTCTCATAACTTTGGCTTGCGCTTAATCGTTCCTTAGGATGAGTTGTCCAAAGCCAATACGCAACGGGCCTGCCATACGAATCTAACTCGACCCCATTTTTAATATTTTTGCCACCAGAAACTCTTTTAAATCCTGAATCATTAGTATTATTGAGATATAGATACTCAGCCTCAAGTAATTGAATTTGAAATTGATATTTTCCAAATTGTGGACCACGGCGAAACACGATTAAAGACTCACCATCCCTTGCCGTAGTTTCAAACAATTGGTGACTTAAAGAGGTTAAAGATTCCCCCTCAATCCCAGCATTTTGGGACCATTCTTCCCAGGCCGTTTCTATTTTTTTGTTGGCGAATCGGTCCAGGCTATTATTGGTGTTCAATGCTTTATTTTTTAGCTTAAAACCGGTTGGACCGACAACATTAGTTTTTAACGCTTTTAAATATCTGCGCAGATATTCGTTATTGAGACTAGCTTCCCTTGAACGGTTACGGAGCACTTCTAAATCGCTTTGTAGCTCCTCATTGAAGTTTGCCGATTGTGTCAAGCCCCAATTGCTTAGAGTGCGTTCATATTTGGCAGCGTCAAAGCCCCTGAGTTTATTCATCTTTTTAAAATCCATTTACATGCGCACCTTTATTTTATTAATTTTGGAGGCCGATTTTCTCAATGTCTTCTGATATTGGTCATAATAATAATTTCTCAGCATCAATAGGTCCGCTAATGGTGTGCGCGATAAACTGCGCCCTGCCATTGAATAGGACTCCTGATCTTTTGTGGCGCGTTTTTCGATTACAGCCTCAATAGCATCCAGGACTTTTTTGTAGTGCCCTCTCTGGTCAACTGGGGCGGTATTAAGATCAATTCTATCAATGAATTCGATTGTGCCGGTTTCCAGGGTATAAGAATCGGTAATAGGGCTGCCTGATTTTTGTGCATATAAAACATATTTGTATAATCCGGCAATCCAGGATGCAGTGGCAGATTCAAAGATGTATTCAGTAGCATCCGAGCCATTGGAACTAACAAGGTCATAGGAACACGGACCTCGAAATGAGAGATATAAAGAATAGTTATTTGTTTGGTTGATTGATAACGTTTTAGGGTCCACTAGACCTGCTGTGGATACCTTGCGATAAAAAGTGTCCCCGATTGAGATATTGCCTGATATTGTCATATTTAAAGTCTTAAAACGTTCCCCATAAACGAATTTCGCCGTTGTTGTTTTCTAAATAATTGTCTGGGCTTTGCTGTATTTATACTTTTTTCGTTAGGATTTGTTTCATTTTTTTCAATGACTTCTTTTTTCTCAATCACCTTCGCTTTTTTGTCAAGTGATGTGGCACGTTTATCAAAATCAATTGAGAAACTAAGTCTAGCAGCCATGGCATACACGCGACAGTCGAGGGCTTCATTGTGTTTTACACCATCACGAACCCGCCATTCTTTTACGGTTCTCCCCATCTTTTGTCGAGTCACTAATTGCTCGGCGGTTAACTGTTCAAAATATTCATCACTTCGATCTAATGGAAAATGGCAATACCCTGGTCCTGGTTCCTTGATGGCAAAATGGCGGTAAAGTCGGGATTTTGCATTATCAACACCG